CATGAGCAATAGAGAAAAAATACTAGCTTATCTTACAGAACCTAGAACTATAAATGATATAGCTGAACATGTAGAAGCTAACTATCACACTATTAAAAACTTGCTTGTATCCATGAAGATGGAAGGAGATATACATTCATTTAAAGATAACGATAATAGACTTATGCACTATTACATTCCACAACCACATCCATTACAAGCTATATTTGGACACACAGCAAACTTTACAGATGACCAGATAAAAGGTGTTATCAGTCATAACGCAGATGATGCTAAACATAACCTTCAACAAAGAACTACACAAGAAACATTTGGGCAAAGCGTAGCATATACGCTAACACAATATGATTAGTATGGAACGCTTATTGTCTATCCTAGAGGATTGGGCTTTATGGATGAAGTCGGATAATCACCGTTTGGGTTATCCATCTAAAAGCATAGGCATGTCATCTGGTGGTGAGTCTACAAGTGATGCGTTTGAAGAGATGTGTTCTGCTCAGGATATGTCTAACGTTAGAACTATTCACGCTATTGTGCATAGCTTAGAACAAGGACAACAAGACGCTATCTATGCTAAATACTTAGGAGCTAAACCACCATTAGCCTTTTATTGGCAATTAGATATGGCATACGATAATTTACTGACAATAGCAGAAAGAAGAATAAACGCATAATGTTGTTGAACAGATATAGCAAAGTATGCTATAATACTACTTGTTGGACAACTCCTGTCCGTTAATAACGTAATCCCACAAAAGCCTGACTGCACTCTCTCCGTGGTTGGGCTTTTTCTTTTTATGAAACTATCTATTTGCGAACAATGTGGTGAACCATTTGACTTCACCGAGTATAGCTTGTGTAATGATTGCAGATACGACCACCGATTTATTAAGTTAAGGAAAGATGATGAAGAAGCCAACAACAAAAGCAGGCAAGATGGCAAAGATGAAAAAAGTATTTAAAGAATTTGGTGCAGGAACTTTAAACGTAGGTAAATCATCAAAGAAAGTGTCAAACCCTAAACAAGCCACCGCAATAGCTTTATCAGTTAGCGGTATGTCTAAAAAGAAAAGGAAATAATATGCCAATGGTCGGAATGAAAAAGTTTGCTTACACAGAAAAAGGTAAGAAAGAAGCTAAAGAATACGCAAAGAAAACAGGTAAAGCTATGGCAGCTAAACCTATGAAAAAGGCAGCTAAACGTGGCAAATAAGCCAGGTCTATACGCTAACATTCATGCTAAACGCAAACGTATTGCTGCAGGTAGTGGCGAGAAAATGCGCAAGGTAGGTTCTAAAGGTGCGCCAAGTGCTATGGCATTTAAACAATCAGCAAAGACAGCTAAGAAAAAGAAATGATTAAGAAGGGTAAGGAAACATTTTCAGGTTATAATAAACCTAAAAGAACGCCTAATCATCCTACTAAGTCACATGCAGTATTGGCTAAAGATGGTGACCAAGAAAAACTTATACGCTTTGGACAAAAAGGCGTAAGTGGTGACAAGACAAATACAGATAGAGCAAAGTCTTTTAAAGCAAGACACGCTAAAAACATAGCTAAGGGTAAGATGTCAGCCGCATGGTGGTCCAATAAAATAAAGTGGTAAAACTAGATATATATGTAGGATATGATGGCAAGGTAGAACCAATTGCATATCATAACTTTTGCCAGTCAGTTATAGAAAAGTCATCTATACCGGTAAGTTTTACACCATTAGCACTAAACACTTTAAAAGACTACAAAGAAACACACACAGACGGTAGTAACGCATTTATCTACTCACGCTTTTTAGTGCCATATCTAAATAACTTTAAAGGTATCGCACTATTCGTAGATGGCGATATGATATGCAGAACAGATATAGCAGAGATACTAGCTAACTTTGATACAGACGAAGCAATCAAGGTAGTCAAACATCATTACCAAACAAAGCATCCTGTTAAGTATCTAGGTGCAAAGAACGAAGACTATCCTAAAAAGAACTGGTCAAGCGTTATGTTATGGAATTGCTCACATTGGTTAAATAAAAGACTAACACCTCAGTTTATACAAGAGCAAACAGGTAAATACCTGCACAGATTTGAATGGCTCAAGTATCCAGAAGAACAAGTAGGTAAGCTAGACGAAACATGGAACTGGCTAGAAACAGAATACGAATACAACGCAGATGCAAAATTGATACACCACACACTAGGCACACCATGTTTTAAAGACTATCAGAATACAGACTATAGTCAAGAATGGTGGGATACATACCAAAGAATGATATATCCTCTTACAGGGAATAACAAGGAAAGCGAACTATGAACTACTTAGACTATTTAGTAAATGCTATGACAGGCGGTCAGCCAACTGAGCAAGAACTAATGGCTCGCCAAATGGCTCAACAAGGTTTACTAAGTCCACAAGTAGGACAAATGCCAGAACCTATGAAAATGACACCTGAGATGATTAATGAAATGAGACGCAATATGACACCACCTATTTCAGGTCAAAGCCAAATGTCACCATACATGCAAAATCTTATCAACCCAGGTAAGACTATGCAACAAAACTATATAGACCCAAGACTAATTGAACAAATGTACTATAGAGGCTTATTAAGCAGATAATAAATTGTACTATACATACTTACATTTAAACCAGTATGAGAAGCCAATATATGTTGGCAAAGGTAAAGGCAAGCGTGCCTACGAAAAAAGAAACTATGGTGAACCATATACTGTCAAGATAGTACATGACAATATATCAGAGGCACAGGCTTTAGAGTTTGAAGAGTTCTTGATAGACCAAATAGGTATAGAGAACTTATACAATACAATGAAAAGAGGTGCTATAAGTGCCTATTCATACAAGATAGATTACAATAATAGTAAACAAGAGCTTAAAAGAATACTATCTTTATCAGCTACAGAAATAAGTAAATATGTTAACTTGGTTATAAATGACGCAATAACTGGTAATGATAAAGCATTAAGATTTTTTATACAGCGTTGCCCAAGAGACATTTTATTTAAAATCAAAGAGTTAGTAAAGAAAAACACTGATACAAACTAAGGAGTAATGACCCATTTATGGAGTTACTATATGGAAAAAGAAGAACAACTTGCATTAGCTAGAGAAAAAGCTGCTCATGCCAATAAAGGCAATAAGAACTCTAGTAAAGAAAATAGAATTTGGGGTAATATTATCCGCAAATTAGCAGTACAAGAAGACTATAGAAGACTTCATGCTATTGCAGAGAAGCTATACGAGAAAGCTGCTGAGGGAGATATGACAGCAGTTAAAGAGTTAGGCGACAGGTTAGACGGTAAGTCAGTAGCAACTACAGAGTTGACTGGCGTAGATGGTTCTAATTTACCTATAAGCATTGGGATTAACTTTGTCAAGCCAGAAGATAGCTCAGTTTCCGAATAAGCTAGATTTCTTATTTGAGCCACACCGTTACAAAGTAGCATACGGTGGTAGAGGTTCAGGTAAGTCATGGTCATATGCCAGAGCATTGCTTATAAAAGCAGCTAATGAGCCAATACGTGTCTTATGTGCACGTGAAATACAAAAGTCTATCAAGCAGTCAGTACATACTTTGCTAAACGACCAGATACAGTCTTTAGGTCTAGGAGCTTTTTATGAAGTTCTTGAGTCAGAGATTAGAGGTATTAACGGTAGTTCATTTAGCTTTGCTGGTCTTGCTACAAATACTGTTGAGTCTATAAAGTCTTTTGAAGGTTGTGATGTTGTATGGGTAGAGGAAGCTCAGACTGTTAGTAAGAAGTCATGGGATATTCTTATACCTACAATACGTAAACCTAATTCAGAAATATGGGTATCATTTAACCCTAATATAGATACAGACGATACATATACAAGGTTCGTGGTTAATCCACCAGAGAACGCTAAGGTTGTTAAAGTAAACTATACTGACAATCCTTGGTTTCCTGAAGTGCTAGAGATAGAACGTCAACATAGTGAGAAGACTAACCTTGACTATGCAAACATCTGGGAAGGTGAATGCAAGGCTGCTGTAGATGGTGCTATATACTCTAACGAGATACGTGAAGCACAAGAAGATAACCGTATAACAACTGTACCTTATGACCCTATGATGAAGGTTCATGTAGTCATGGACTTAGGATGGAACGACAGCATGTCAGTTATCCTATGCCAAAAAGGTATATCAGATTTACGCATCATTGGTTATATAGAAGATGACCACAGAACACTAGATAGTTATTCTGCACAACTAAAGAACTTATCCTATAACTGGGGTACAATGTTCTTACCACATGACGGACAGTCTAAAGACTTCAAGCATGGTATATCAGCAGAAGAAATTATGAAGAAGTTAGGATGGGACATACGTATCGTACCTAAAGCAGACATAGAGTCTGGTATTAAGTTAGCACGTATGAACTTCCACCGTATATACTTTGATAAGTCAGCACAAAGACTTGTTGAGTGTTTAAAGAATTATCGCAGAAGTATAAACTCTGCAACCAACGAACCTGGTGCGCCACTACATGATGAGTATTCACATGGAGCAGATGCGTTCAGATATTTATGTACCTCTATTGAGTCTATGAAGAACGAGTCATGGAGCAAAGAGAAAATACAATATACAAATAGAGGAATTGTTTGATGAATATAGAAGACATGGAAATAATTGCACAGATAGAGGCGCAAGAGAATATAGCCTATGGTGTAAATGATAGTGCATTGTCTAATGATAGAGCAGAAGCGATTGACTACTACCTAGGACAACCATTCGGTAACGAAGAAGAAGGTCGTTCACAAGTTGTATCGTATGACGTTCAAGATACTATTGAGTCAGCATTACCACAATTACTTAAAGTCTTTGTAGCCGGTGATAAGGTTGTTCAGTTTGACCCTAAAGGTCCTGAAGACCAAGACGCAGCAGACCAAGAAACAGATTACATTAACCATATCGTTATGGAAAAAAACGAAGGGTTTAAAGTATTCTATGTATGGTTTAAAGACGCACTACTCTCTAAGAACGGTTATGTAAAAGTATATGCCGAAGAAGAAGAGGAAGAAGAAGAATACGAGTATAAAGGTTTATCTGACGCACAACTACAGATGTTGGCTTCAGATGATAATACAGAAGTATTAGAGCATACTGGTTACCCTGACCCAAGTGTCAACATGGATGTTGTATATCAACAAGCAGCCATGAATGGTGTAGACCCAGCTACAGTTATGCAACCTATGTTACATGACGTTAAGCTCAAGGTTACAGAAAAAGAAACAGAGATTGTTATTGAAAACGTAGCTCCAGAAAACATGATGATTTCTGTAGAAGTTAATGGTCCTAACTTACAAGATGCTAAGTTTGTTCAACATAGAGAAGTGATGCAGTTAGCTGACATTGCTGAGACGTTTGACAAGCCACTAGATTATATTAAGTCTATTATGTCAGACCTTCGTGATACGTTTGAAGAAGAGTCTAATGCTCGTGATATTTATGATGAAGAATATGATAGAGCTATTGAGTCACAAGAAGCACTTGTTAAAGACACATACATTAAGTTAGATGGTGAAAGATATAGAGTAGTCGTATTAGGTAACACAATCCTATACAAAGAAAAATGTGAGTATGTTCCTTTCGCATGTATCACACCTATGATAATGCCACATAGACATATTGGTCGTTCTTATGCTGACTTAACTATGGACATCCAGTTAATTAAGTCTACCCTTATTCGTGGTCAGTTAGATAACATGTATCTAGCTAACAATGGTCGTTATGCTATCTCAGATAGGGTAAACCTAGACGATATGCTAACGTCACGTCCAGGTGGTATTGTTCGTGTAGAAGGTGACCCAGGTTCAGGCATTATGCCTTTATCACATCCACCACTACCAGCATCATCATTCGGTATGGTTGAATACATGGACTCTATGAAAGAAAAGAGAACAGGTATCACAGCTTACAATCAAGGCTTAGACTCTAACAGTCTTAACAAGACAGCTACCGGTGTAGCACAGATTATGAATGCGTCTCAACAACGTATTGAGTTAGTAGCTAGAACATTTGCAGAGACAGGTGTAAAAGAGTTATTTAAACTTGTGCATCATTTAGTTAGAACAACACTTACTAAACCAGACATTATTCGTCTACGTAACAAATGGGTAGAAGTAGACCCTAGAGAATGGAAAGCTCGTAAAGACTTATCTATCTCTGTAGGCTTAGGTGCAGGTAATAAAGACCAACAATTGGTTCACTTAACATCTATCTTACAAATGCAAAAAGAAGCTATTGCTGTTGGCTTAACTAACCCTGAAAAGATATACAACGCACTTGCTAAACTTACACAGAATGCAGGCTTTAAGAACCCTGAAGAGTTCTGGGTTAATCCAGCTAATACACCTGAGCAAGAAGGTCAACAAGACAAGCCTTCTGAAGCAGAGATTATGGTGCAAGGTCAGTTACAGATTGAACAACAAAAAGCTCAAGCACAATTACAACAAGAACAAGTACGTTCACAGAATGATGTTATAATTGAACGTGAGAAGATAGCATCTCAAGCTGAACTAGAACGCTTTAAAGCACAATTAAGAGCAGAGACAGATTTAGCTATCGCACAAATCAAAGCACAATCAGGAATGATATATGGCGGATAAGTCACTAGAAGAAGTTAAACGTGGTGAACAAGCAACACAGATATTAGATAACCCTCTATACAAAGAAGCTATGGATAAGGTTCGTGAAAGTCTTATTGCTAGTATGGCTAACAGTCCACTAGGTGATGAGAAGACACATAACAAATTAGTAATCGCACTACAACTACTAAACCAAATCAACAAACAGCTTACTGACGTGATGCACACAGGTAAGTTAGCAGCTATACAAACGGATAAGCCAAGATTTAAAGTATTTGGTTAGTTTCATTCAGAAGTAGTTTTCCAGTATTTTGAATGAAAACCGTTTTGACAGGCAAAGAATTTAGGTAAGGACAAGCCTACTTAGGACTCTTAGGAGTCTTTTT